TCAAGTTGCATGTCTTGTTGGTTCGTTTGTTGATATAAGCAATATAATTCCTACACTATCTTTACATTTTCCTGATATTGCGGGTATGTTAAAGAATAAATTACAAGAAATACAAAATGCAATGACTGCTGCAATTGATGGTCTATTGCAACCTTTAAGAAATTTAATAACATCACTTGCTGATGCATTACAAAAAGTGAATGACTTGATCGGTAAAATTGCAGCATGTGCTTCAGCAACTTAAGAGTGTGAAATGACAAATAAAAACATCATTAATGATTTGGAAGCATTAGCAAAATCTAATGCGGATGCAATTAGTAAACCTAGAACCCGTGCAACTAGTAGAACTCCAAATGCTGCAAATAACAATAATGGCTTGTATCCTTTGCGTAGCTCTACTGAATTTGTGGGTGGTCATCGCCAAGTATTCGATAGCACACCTGGTGCTAGAGTCGTTGAAACAATGCACGGCTCAGGAACATTTCAACAATGGTCAGAAGATGGCACCGAAATTAAAGTTGTTGTGGGAAATAAACATGAACATTTAAAAGAAGGATATACTTTAACTGTCGGACAAAATGGCGATATTAAAATAACAGGTCATTGTCGAGTTACTGTTGGTGGCGGCGCTCATATTGAAGTTGCGGGTGATGTGTCATTAGTATCTACAGGAACTATTACTCACTATGCAGCAAAAGATTATAATATTGTTGCTGGCGGAAAAGTTAACATACTAGGTAATAAGAGTTTGAATTTAACAACTGATGGGACACATACAGTTCGTGTAGGTAAAGATCATAAATCAACAGTTCACGGCAAATCAGATTATATTATTGACGGCAATCATACTTCAGCTATCAAAGGAAACTCTGATAATTCGATTAAAGGTAACATGACTTCTGCAACATCCGGTAATGAAACTTCGACAATCAGCGGAACTAAAGAAATTACTTCTGATGGAAATATGACACTTAAAGCACCTAAAATAGATCTAAACCCATAAGGAAAGCCAAATGTCGAGAGTAGACATATTCACCCCTTCTTATAAAAAAGAAGAAAGATACAGCGATATTGCAATGGGATTCAATAAGAGTCCATTATCAGGCAATGTATCAAGAGTTACTGAAGCTCAATCAATTATGCAGGCACTTAAAACATTATTATTAACTAATCAGGGTGAGAGACTATACAGTATGAACTTAGGATCAAAGATTAGATCCTCAATCTTTGATCCCTTGGATAATATTACTGCTTCTACTATTGATACTAGCATCAGACAAGTGATAAGCAATTATGAATCTAGAGTTACCATTCTACAATTAAAAGTAACACCAATAGAAGAGTTAAATTCTTTTGGAGTAAATTTAGTTTTTAGAATCATAAATATTCCTGAAGTTCAACAATTAAATATAACCTTAAAAAGAGTTCGTTAAGAAATGGCATCAAATTCATCACTAGACTTGGTTAATCTTGACTTTGGAACAATGAAGGCAAGTTTAGCGAACTATTTGAAATCGCAAGATCAATTCAAAGATTATAATTTTGATGGTTCAGCGATGAATGTATTATTAGATTTGTTGTCATATAACACTTTCAAAAATGCTTTCTATCTAAATATGATCCATTCAGAAGGATTTCTTGACAGTGCTCAATTAGAAGATTCAGTATATTCTCATGCTAAAGAATTGAATTATCTTCCTCGTTCTGTTAGAAGCTCTGTTGCAAATGTGTCAATCAGTTTCACCGCCAATAATTCTTTACAACCTTTCGTAATTCGCAAAGGTGAAACATTTAGCACAATCGTAAATCAAAGTTCATATTCATTTGCTATTGCAACAGATCAAATTTTAACTTCACCGAATAATACTTTTACAGCTACTTTCAACATATATGAGGGCATATATTCATCTGACTCATATGTCGTAAATCATACAGAATCTATTCAAAAATTTAAAATCACAAATAAGAATATAGATACAGATTCTCTAACTGTGTTAGTATATGAAAATGGTGACACAAATCCTATAGCATATAAGCGTGCAACAACATTACTAGATCTACATGAAAAATCAGAAGTTTATTTCATTCAAACATCAACAGGCGGCGGATATGAGGTTGTATTCGGCAATGGCATTTTAGGTAGGTTGCCGAATGACGGTAGCGTTGTTACCTTAGACTACAGAGTTGCTTCAGGTGCAGATGCTAATGGCGCAAAAACATTCACACCAAATTTTGATCCCACGAATGTTGGTGCTATGTCAGGTGCTATGTCTGTTTATGTCAACCCGTTCACTGCTTCAACCGATGGCGCATATTCTGTTAATGGTGCGGCTGCCGAAAGTATAGACTCAGTTCGTTATTATGCTCCTCGTCATTTCCAGACACAAGAAAGAGCTGTCACCGCTGGCGATTATTCAATTTTATTGAAATCCCAATTCCCTGAAATTGGCGCGATTTCTGTATTCGGAGGGGAAGAAGCAAATCCACCTCGTTATGGTAAAGTTTTTGTTTCTGTTGACATTAAAAATGTTGACGGTCTTCCAGAATCAAAGAAATTAGAATATTATTCTTTCTTAAAATCAAGATCACCACTTTCAATTGATCCTATTTTCATTGAACCCGCATTCTCATATATTCAAGTAAATTCTAAAGTAAAATATAACATCAATAATACAACAAGATCTGCACAAAACATTCAAGCTGCTACAGTTTTGAAAGTATCTGAATATGCTGATACTTATTTGAATAATTTTAACTCAAAATTACGCTACAGTAAATTTGTTCAAACTATTGATAGCATTGATCCTAGTATTGTTAGTAACGAAACTGATTTAGTATTATATAAGAAATTGCATCCCATTCTTGACAAACCACAAAATTTTATTGTGTCATTTAGTATGCCATTACAACAAACTGATTATGTCAATGAGAGTACTTCTGCTGGTGCTACTACCCATAAAATTCGTATCAACAGAACCATAACCTCAAGCACATTTAATTTTTCTGGTAACAAGTGTATAATTGAAGATGACGGAATGGGTATTGTTAGAATTGTAAAAACAATTGCAAACTATCATTATGTAATTAAAAATATAGGTACTGTAAATTATGACACAGGTGAAGTGAGATTGAATAATTTCAATATATCAGGTTATGATGGCAACGCATTAAAAATATTTGCAAAAGCTCGTGATAAAGACATCATAGGATCTAAAAATGAAGTCATGTCTATTGAATCTGACGAGATTAATGTAACAGTAGAGGCAATTAGAGAATAATGTCGGTTATTGAAAAAAATATATCTCAATTTATTCAAAATCAATTTCCTGCAATTTACAGGGAAGAAGGTGAACTTTTTGTTGAGTTCGTCAAAGAATATTATGCATGGATGGAACAACCCAACAATGTCATATATCATAGTCGCCGTCAATTAGAATATAAAGATATTGATGAAACAGTAGATCAATTTTTAGTCAATTTTAAAAACAAGTATCTTGCAGATATTCAATTTGATACTGCATCTAATACTAGAAAATTGATAAAAAATAGTTTAGATTTATATCGTGCAAAGGGAACTGAGCGCGCAGTTGATACATTTTTCCGTGCAGTTTTCGGCGTTGATGCCGATGTTTATTATCCCGGTGATGACATATTTCGTCTATCTGATGGTAGATGGGTCAAACCTAAATATCTTGAAGTGTCGTCTTCAAAATACAATAAAGAGTTTGTAGGTAAGCAAGTTAAAGGTATATCTAGCGGAGCAACTGCATATGTTGAGAGATTTATTAGAAGAAAAATCAAATCAAAATATGTTGACATATTTTACATATCTGCTATAAATGGAGAGTTCATAACTGGCGAATTAATTACATTGCCTAATGAGAATTTGAAGGATATACCAAAGGTTATAGGTTCAGTTACAACCTTACAAGTTATTGCAGGTGGTGCAAATTTTGCTGTCGGCGATATAGTTTCATTAAACACATATAACGGTGTCCAAGGTAAAGGTCGTGTGTCAGGAATCACAAACTTGAAAGGAACTGTTGATTTTAAGATTGAT